CGAATGCAGAAGCAAATAGAGGCATACGAAAACGATCTTATCTCTGCCGAAGATTTGAAAGTCGCGCGGCAAAGAATCGAGGTTGAGCGACAGGAACTAAAAGAAAGGTTAAAAAACCTTGAACATAAGAAAGCGAACCCTGAAGAGGTACAAAAAAGAGCAGCGCAACTGCTTGGCGAAATAACCGGGGACGATCGCGTGAAGGCGAAACACGCTATACGTCAACTTATTGAGGAGATCCAGATAGAGGATGGAAAGCTGGTGGACATTACGTGGAGGGGGTAAATTTTGTTGTGTCTCGCAAGATAATTGGTTCTCCAATTATACATTTAGACATAAATGCCGCGAGTTATCGCTCGCGTTTTTTCTTTTCCAATTATACGCTCCCGCATCACCCAAAGCCACTCATATCCCGGCACACACCGTCCGCAACGCCTACACACGAACACGCGCAGGCAGTTGTAGTCCCACTTGGGGCGCATGTTGGTTTTGCACTCGCAAACTGGTATGCCGTAGATCGGACGCATATTCACCACCATGTACGAACGTTTGTTCTTGTATTATACGACGGAACGAAATGATTGTCCAGCAAAATAGAACATTTGTTCCCCTTTACATGGTGAAGTATTTATGCTATGATGAAGCCAGAAAGAACGGAACGGGAGGAAACGACGATGGAAATCCTGGCGCTGGTCGAAGCGATGGGAACGAACTACATGATCGCCCGCACATCTCGCGGTCTCGCATATATCTGGACGTGGCGCTCCGAGATCGACGATGACGACCTGGACGCCATGCTTGCCCGCCCCACCGCTGAACACGGCGCGATGGTGGGGCCGAAAGAAAAACTGATCTGGGAGGTGGAAAACTGCGTCGGGTCATACCGCTGGTGCGGCGATTCGGCGCTGGAAGAAGCGGCGGAAGAAGTGGTCGAAACGCTGCTGGAGACGATCCGGGAGGCGTGATGCCCCCCTAATAATCCAACGAAAGGATGATCCATATGGTAAAGGTTGAACGCATAGAGTTCCGGGAAGATTTCCCGAACCGCGACGAATCCTACGCCATTCTGCGGGGAGAAGACTGCCGTTACGCCTTCGCCTGGGGGCCGAAATACCCCTATGCGGACGAAGTCCCGGCCCAAGACGTGAAGGATGGTGCCTCTGGTCTCGAATGGTTCGATACCGAGGACGAAGCACGAGCCGCGATGAACCGAGCCATAGAGGCCTGGGGGCCGGTTCTGGGAAAGTAATTCCCCCGCTCGGCGGTTACCAGGCGGTGGCGGAAATTCTGGGGACGACACGGCAGGCCGTGCGGGATCGGTGGCTCAGGATGCAGCAGCCGTCGAAAACGAACCGCCGCCGGTCCGATTTCCCCCGTCCCGTCACGGTGACGTCGAGCGGGCCGATGTGGAATCTGGATGAAATTCACGAATACGTCCGGCGGAAGAAGCTGGGCAAATACAAGGAGGAATGACACATGCGAAAATTTCACTTCTTCGGAACGTTCACCCATCCGTCTGGTGAATGGGCAGAAGTCTATGGGGAGGCTGTTCGTGCATACGAAGCGTGGCACGGATATCTCCGCGGTGGGAAGATCGTCGATCGGATCGACCGCCCCAATGGAGTCACCTACGCTTTTTCCGCGAACGGGGATGTTCTGCGGATGCGGTTCGACTTCGACGGCTTCCTTCACGTAGAGTTGTTGGAAGCGGAACAGGCGGCATGATGCGGGGCTAGGCCCAGTCCCGTGAAAGCCGGGACCTTCCCTAAAGTGGCGCTGCGCTCAACCTGTATTGTAACGTGGGTTGAACCCGAGAGGAAAACGAAGACCTGTTGATGTAACAAAAAAAATCCCCCGCAGCGGTGCTTCCGCATACGGGGGATTATCTTTATCATGTCACATTCTCCTAATATGTCAACCCTTCGCACCTTTCCCCTTCCCCATCGCCCGCAGTGCAACGGCCAAGGTTCGCCAGCCTTCTTCGGTAAACTGCGGATCATGGATCAGTCCGTCCAGGTCCGCGCTGCCGAATTCCTTCACGAACCATGCTGGGGCCGGGATCTTCTTTTCCAGTGCTGTCACGCGCCACAAAAGAGCGTCGAGGGCGTCGCGTTCTTCTTGGGTCATGGGTTTATCGTCCTCCATATTCGCGGAAACCATCCGCAAGAAGTTTTCCCATCCGTCTTTTCGTGCGCGGATGATGTGCGGGCAGTTTTTCCCCGACCAACGGTTGTGTTGCACGACCGCGTTGATCGGCAGATTGAACTGCTTGAGCAGGTGCGCCACAAGTTTCGCTGCGTTCTCCTCCGCTTTCGCGCGGTCGCCATCCACGTTTTCGCAAATTTCTATTGCGACGCTGGAGCGGTTGCCCGGGCCACTCGATCCGTCTCCGGCGTGCCATCCAACCTCGTCAAGCGGCAGATGCTGAACAATATAGGTGTCATCGACCGTGAAGTGCCAGCTTGCGGGGCGGTTCGCAGCATCGTCCCCCTTCAGATAGCGTGCGTGCATGAGCGCGTTCGCACCCTTCGAAGGGTTCGCGGTGTCGTGGATCGTGATGTATTTGGGGCCGGTCAGTTTGGTTCCTGGACGGTTTCGGCGACCAACAGGGATGAAGTCCTGGATGATGTTCACTTCGCCTCACCTTCCGACTTCCCACGCAACACTTCCACGGCACGCTGGATAACCGGAGGGATCGGTACACCAACGCGGCCCAGATTCTCGATCACGGACAGAAGCTCGTTGGCGAGGAAAAAGAAGATGGACGCATCTCGGAACAGGTGAGCATCACCAAGCGCCGTATCCACCAAATGCGCCAGCGCCACAATGGCAAAGATACCCACCTTTCGAACGATCCCCCACGCGCCCACTTCACTGTTCAGGCGTCCCTCTTTTGCGGCGGCCGTGACACCCGTCAAATAGTCGGCCACGACGAAGGTCAACAGAATGTTCAGCAAGGCGCTCCACCCCCCGAAAAGATACGAGGTGACCGCGCCTGCTACAGCAACGATCGTTTTAACGACGTTTTCCACTTGGATCACCCCTGTGATATAATGAATGTGCTTTCCGCGTCCCTGTGGGCGGAAAGCCGGGAGGATAGCTGTGGTAGGGGCTGCCTCCCGCCTACCGCCACAGGGATTTTTTGTGCGGAAATGAAAAGGCCCCGCTTGTGCGGAGCCATAATCATGTTTGAGTGCCAACAACAACTCCATCAGTGTCACTTTCCGGCGCGCCATTTTTGATTCGCAATCTACCTGCGCTGTCTACCCAGATGTGGTATGATCCCAGAACCAAATGGCCCGTGTCGTACCCGCCGCCAAGCACATTCACATCGGAACGAGTGAAAACCTCGTCCCAAAGCATTATTCTGCGGCGGCCAGATATCGCATTAATTTCTCCGAGGATATTAAGATCCATGCCGTCTGCGCAATAAATGGTGTTTGCAAATCCTTCGTGGTAGTGCCCAGCTTTAAAATACATCCGTTGCCATGCTACGAGACCGTTTCCGCCACCTTTGTTTGTGTTGAATCCGTTTTTGAAATCCCCCTCAATGTAACCGATTCGGAAATTGTTGTTTTTGTCGCACGCGGAGTACCAGATTTGATAAAAACCGTCGCTCCGTTTGACGAAAGTCCCACGGTAAATCCATTTGTCATCCCATCCACTTTCAGATGGTGTGATGAGGGGATTTCCGTCGTTTTCAATCACAAAGTTAGTTCCGTCGGTAGATGAGAGGATAAACAAGGAGTCCGGATCGTCGCTGGTGGCTTTCTTCGCGTTGAGCAAAATCTCTATGCCGCCATCCTTCGTTTTGATCGCGTCCAGGTGCCAGGGGCGCCGGTTTTCCGGAAGTGGCGGGATATTCACCTCAATGGGATCACTCCACGTGATCATATCCGTGGACGTGCGTTTCCGGACATAAAGTACACTCGGGTCTTCGATGAGCGTCTCGACGTAGTACATCACGAAATCATTCGGCCCAAGCTGCACAATCGCTGGCGAAAGATTGTGGTGCACCGTGTCGTTGTAGCACTCAACCGGTACGCTCCACGTTTTTCCGCCGTCCTCAGACTCGGTGTACATAATTTTGTTTTCGCCCGTGATGGTGTTGCCGACACGGTAAATCATCTTCAGGAAAACTCCGCGTGAATCCCAAGGATCAATGATCCAGTCGGGATCAGAATTAAAAGGTCCATCTGTCACCGTATCTACAAACGGTACCACGGTTCCCGCCGGATCGAGTGGAGCGACGATCGGGTTGGTGTATCCAAACGGAACAACCCAATTGATACCGTCGTTTGAAACCCATAGCGACGGGTTCTCATAGTTGTCGTTCGTATTCGGAAATGGCGTAGCAACCATCCAGTATGTGTATCCGAAATAGGTTGCTGGTTCTTCTTCTCCGTTCCGGCCGAAATTGACGTAAACCTTTTGAACGTCGGGATGAACGACCCTGCCCGAGAAGTCGTAGGTCATCATCAGAAGCGGTTTTTTTGCATTCAATCTGGTTGTTTTGGCGGTGACGAGATCATCCAAGTTCTTCTTATCTTGCGCCGCCATCAACCCTCCTTCGGTGGGTGTTGCATACGGAATCGGGTCGGCTCCAAATTCCAGGTGCGCGCTGCCGTGCGGTCCGGGGATTGCTTCACCGGTAGCGGTGATAGTCACTTTCTTTTCAAGCGGGTTTTGGGTGACAGCGATTCCCGTGCCGCCCTCGATGGTCAACTCGTCAGACGGATCGTCGGCCTCAACACCATTTACCTTTGCGAAAGCGTTTTGGTTGACTTGTGCCCCTTCTTCGATGCTGGACAGTTTGTTGTGTTCAGCTTGCGACAAGTGGGCAATAGCATCCGCTTTGTGGGCGGAAAGGTCTGCGCTAATGGAGTCAATGTCGGTCTGCACAGCATCGAAACCGGTATTGATTTTGCTGTACTCGTCCTTGATTTTGTTCGAGCCAATCAGATTCGCATAGCGGTTAGCCATCTTTCCGCTCAGCCCCTTTCAGTTGTTTCAACCGTTTTTCAATTGCCTCTTGAACCCCTCGCAGGATCGCCTCTTCCTGTCCGGGATGGTACGGGATGAGTGCAGAAATAACCGCGCATACCTCGGGAACTGGGTGCGTCGGGTCGAGTTCGACGCGGACGATAGGTTGGACGTGGGCCATGTCAATACCCCCAAACGTTTGTTTGCAAGGAAAAACCTCCCGTTCTGACGAATAGGAACATCGTCCTATTTCGACCAGAAGGGAGGTTATTTTGTGCAGTACGAAAAATTTCACGTTTCCGGCGATAGGTTGGAGTTGAAACATGATGCTCCCCTTTTGGAAACATACAATTTTCCTATAGGAAACCTATCGCAAGAAAGTGGGCTGGTCAGGATTTTTCATTACGCAGACGATACGGTTGTTGTGCAAATTATCCATCCGAACAAACAGCCGGACGTATGGGTTAACAGAGCATTTGAATTCGACCCGCAAACCAACACCGTCAGGATTTTACCACGGAACCAATGATGGTTGATCCAGTGATAACAACATCGCTTTTAATATTGGACGATGTTTTCTTTTCGATCACCAGTTTCACTTCTGACACCTCCTTGTGATAAAAGAAAGACGCCCGTTTGTGGGCGTCTGATTTATTGTTGGGCTTCGAGTTCGGCTTTGATTTGCCTTAGTTGCTCAAGTTCTTGTTGCGTTCTAGTGAGTTGGGCTTTCAGTTCATCTATCTTTTCTTGTGGTTGCCCCACAGATTCCGCCATACCAATTCCCATAAGCAACGCATTTATCTCGCTCTCTTTACCGGATATGGCCATGTCAATATTTTCAAGCGTGTATTGGTATTCCGGAGTTGTCGGCGGCACCGATGATGTTTGTGTTTCCATTCGCTCACCTTCTTCGGATTTGGATGTGAAGATAACCGTTTTGTCTTTGAAGGATACATCATAGCCCACAGCTTGGCCAATTACCCGAAGCGGTGCATAGCTGGTACCGTCGATGGCTATTGCCTTCACCTCTAATTCCTTCCCATCCACGATTACAGGATATTCGGTTTGCACCTTTTTCCCAACCATGGACACCTGTTCGGCAAAGGCGAATGCGGGCGCGGCAAGGAGAAAACCAATTAGTAATCCCAAGACAAACTTTTTCATCGTCTTGATCTCCCTCCACGTAATTTTTCACTAATATACCACATGGAAGGAAATTCATCCACCAAGCGCCGATATTCTCGAACTCAATTCATTCAATTCTTGTTGGAGCGTTCTCCCCGTCGAGTTGTTATAAAGATATATCCACGATGGTAACCGTACATATCCATTCGGGAAGAGGAATATATGCGTCTGAGAATAAAGCACTAGTTGCAACGTGTCGACGAAAGCCGCTGCCGCCACAGATGGATTCGAAAAGCGTAGCGCTGGTGTATTTGATTCCGAAACAGGAACAATCTCCGCATAGTTGTTGGAACTTAGCGACGCCCTAATCCTGTTCCCCGACGCCGACATTTCCACGCGCGGAACTGATTCGGATGTGGCGATATATGCCCCGTAGATTTCGCCACCATTGATAACAGCACCGTTTATCTCCGCGCCATTTATTACGCCCCCGATGATCGTCCCAGCCTCGATTGTGCCGCTGAACACCCCGTCTGCGCCCTCAAGTGTGCCTGTGAACTTCCAGCGACGGTTAGGCACGTCGAACCACAGTGCGTCTTCACCGTCGGCGCGGAATCGGAATTCATCGGCATTGAGAACAACTTCAGCAAGCCCATCGCCCCGGCCTACTTTCAACCCGTAGTCGGGCGATATTGACACGCCATAGTAGGTCTTATTCTGCTTCACGGCGTTGCGGTTGAGACGATCGATCGCCTCCGTAAAAGTTCCCTTTACCGGGAATTCGGACTGTTGCTCCGATTTCGACGGGGCTTCCAGCGACATAGCCAAGCCACCGCGGAACGTCATCTTTTGGTGCAGGATGATCGTTTTATACCGCACCACGCCATCCCAAGGGAAATCCGCATCCTGCCATGCTATGTCGGCGTCCATCCATGCCATAGACTCATCGCGCTCGAACTGGATCACATCTCCCGGTTCAAGCTGCGGGTATCCGCGCACGTCCATTTCCATTGGGGCGTACGCAAACCCGTTCAGCGCGGCGAGAAGGTTGTTGGCGATCTGTTGGGTAGCAAACGGGCAATCCACATACAGCGTATGGTCCTCGTCGCCCTCGCCTGCTTCATAAGCCAGATCGTCGTCAGGATCGTAGACCACCACGACGCGGGTATATGATTTAACCGGGTTAGTGAGCCGCGCACGAATGTAGTCGGATGGCGTCATTTCGAATACGTGTGGCTCGCTGGCAGAAAACCGTTTGAACCGGATCACGCCATCGCGTCCAGCATAGACAGATGCGGCGTTTGCGGCGGCGATAAATCCCATCACCTGCCGACATGTGTAGCCCGTCGGCGCGGCGGGAACCGTGTAAGACGGATCGATCTGCACACTGGAGTCATATGTGTAGCCAAGCTGGGTGCATATCTCGTCCCACACGGCTTGCATGGTGGCCGGATACGAAAGAGACGAGACATATACCGTGTTGGCGAACATCAACTTGTCATAGCACGTATATTCCCACGTGTTGTTGACCTTTTCGCGGGAATCCACGTAGAACTCCCCGAGAGGTATCCATGACGTAGTGCCGCCTTCCCAAGGTATGTCCGCTTCTTCCCACGCGAAGTCAGCGTCTACCCAACGCAAATCCCCTGCGTCAAGAGCGATATAAGGCACAATTTTAGCATTTGGCGTGATTTCGGCGTTGGTGCGGAGACGGATGACCAATCTGGATGATGGGGCTGCCCCGATCTCAAATTCTTGCCCAGATACAATGCTTTGCTCGATTTCAAAGCTTATTACCTTGTCCTCGGCATATTCCACACCGTCAATTTCGGCCTTGATCCGCCACAGCCGATCCCTTTTCCGAAGCAAGTTTTCTGTGCTAACTGAAATTGGGTACATGTCTCATCGCTCCGTCAACGTCATTTCCAGGCCGCCCCACCAGTACGTGCCGTTCCGCTCGAAGGCGATAGGGGAAGTTCTGTTGCCGACGTAAAATGTTTTCGTTTCGTATTTTCCCGTCATCGGATCGGGATAGGTGAACTCAAAAAAGATATTCTCCATTGATTGAAGAATGGCCGACACCTTATCCCATGTAAGTGCCGGCCATCTCATGTCAATTTGTCTCTTAACCGCGACACGGTCACGGGAGAGCGTTCCGTCAACAGTTCGCGTCGTAGTTTCCGAATCGTCAAGGTCAAGGATAGTGACAGAAAACTCAGAAGGATATGCGGCGATCTCTTGACCGTTCACAAGCAGTTGCAATCAGATCGCCTCCTTTCACAATTCAAGCAGCGGTTTTCCTGTTCGCCTGGTGTATGCATTCATACCCCTTGCAACCACCCTCGCGATCTCGGTTTCTCCAACCTGGAGGATGACTTGCCCACCTTTTCTGATCTCCTGAATAAGAGTGTCAAGCCGCGCCACGATCTCCCGATTGTCGCCCCCCATGATGCTTTCCAACTTCGAGAGAGGGGCGATTACCTCAGGGTCGATTCGTGCTCCCGGATTGTCACCAACCATCGCAAGTGTCGGGCCATAAGCCAGACCGCCGCGAGCGAGTTTGGGAATCAGCGGGATGTTGAACCCGAACGAACTGTAGCCGGTCAAGTCTTCGACCCAACCCGGAACGTCAATTTTGATCTTGTTGATGCCTTTGATGAGCGCGTTCAGCCCGTCAATAATCATGTTCAGCGGGGTTTTTATTGCCGCCCACAAACCGGACATAATGCCTGCGAATATGTCCTTGACCCCTTGCCATGCTTTCCTCCAGTCACCAGTAAACACGCCGGTGATAAAGTTCATCAGGCCCGTCAGACTTTTTATAAAGCCTTGGATCATTCCGCTCAGCCCATCAAAGATATTGGACAGTACCACCATGAACACATTTTTCAGGTGTCCCGCCAAAGGCTCAAGCACGTCTTTCCAAAATTGTTTAAAGGCGTCGATCAATTTCTTCATGATGGGAAGTGCCGTGTTTTTCACATAGTTCCCGTATGGAACAAACACATTTTTCCACAGAAACGTCAACACCGCAGAAACGGCTTCGACAGCCGACTTAAACAGGCCCGAAAGTGCCCCGCCAAGAGGAACAAGAACTTCGCGCCAGAACATTTTTGCGACATCGGCGGCGAATTTGAACGCCTTACCGAGAACATCAACCAGGACTCTTCCTACAGGAACAAGAACGGTTTGCCAAAGTTCCCGCAGGAATTCTCCAAAAGGCACAAGTGCATTAACCCACAGCCACCGTGCCGCCTGGCTCACGGCGTCCCACGCCTTCGGCATGACTTCGGCGAGCCATTGTCCGAACGGTACCATGATGTTCTGCCACAGCCACTCAGCAGCCTCTCCGATTGCGCGAAGGATGCCGTCCACGAATCCACGAAACTGCTCGTTTGTGCGATAGAAGTACACAAAAGCGCCCACAAGCGCCGCCACAGCAGCGACGATAGCCGCGATCCACCAGTTAGCCCCGGCGATCGCCGTGCCGAGACTCACAAATGCCGTGCGGATAGCTGCAACGGCCTTTGTTACTGTAGCCGTGATTGCGCCCCATTTGGTAATAAGCAGGCCGGTCAGGATTCCTGCGCCAACGCCAGCAAGTGCGGCAATGATGATGTCGGAGTTGGATTTGATGAACTGTGCCAGACCACCGAATGCCCGCCGAACCTTTTCCGCCATCTCACGCGCACGCTGGGAAACCTGGTTCATGGTCTCCCCAACTTTGGCAAGTGGTCCGCCAGATGCCACAACGGGCGCGGTAACACCGGCGGCACCTCCTCCAGTGGCACCGGCATCTTGTCCACCAACAAGGTTCAGTTGGTCAAAACCGGCTACGGCGCGCTTTGCCTGCTTCCCGGCTTTTTCGTATGCATCCCCCAGATCGGAGACCGCCCCTGCTTGTGCCACCGTCGCCTCGGTCTGCTGCTTGGCTTGTTCATACCCAAACAGAGCCGCAACAAACTGGGCGATTGTGTTCATTGTATTTGCAAGGGCAGTAGCAAACCGTGTCAGGGCCGGGAGAATGACGTTATATATAGGCAAAAACGCTTGTCCGAGGGCGAGTTGGGCGTTTTTCAGTTGTGCGACGAAAGCGGCTTGGCGCGAAGACGTGTTCTGCGCCAGTTCAACTCCGTATTTTGCTGCGGCCTGTTCGAGGATCGCGAAATACCGGATTGTTTGTTGCGTTTGGAAATCTAGTTGCTGCCACGACCTGTTGCCAGCAAAATCACGAAATGCCTTGGTAGATTCCAGCATGGCCACTTGCACGTTCACGCCAAGGTCTTCAATAGCCTCTGTGTTGCCCAAGAGGCCCGACCGAATCCGCTCCATCACATCTTCCATCGTCCGCCCCGTGCTGGACGCGATGACGGCAGATGCACGGAGCAATTCCTCGGTGCGCTTCGCAACTTCTGCGGTCGAGCGGCTGAACGTGCTAATCAGGTTTGCGTATGTCGCGCCGTACCTAACCGCCTCGGAACGCGCCATACCGAACGAAGCGGCTTGCTCGTCTACCCACCGACGAAACACATCCGCGCTATCACCCATGAGGCGGTTGATCTGTTGCATTGCTGCCTCAAAGTCCATAGCGTCCTTAATAGCAGCGCGCAACCCAAGTGTGACGCCGACAGACGCCAGAACGGTCGAAACGTTCCGCATCGTGCGGTCAACATTCTTTTTGAAGCGTTCCATGTCGCGCTGGACTTGCTGCATACTTTTGCGCAACGCGCTAAAGTCCGCGCCGGCACGCACCAACAGGTTACGGACTACCGCCATTTTCTCACCTCGCTTTCTGGCAATAAAAAAGCGGGATCACTCCCGCCCCTTTATCTTCACTTCACCGCCCATCGCGGCGTTCATGGCTTTGATCTGTGCGAGCAACTGCTCGTCCGTCATTTCCTCACGCGGCCTGATGCTGCTGAGAATGTTCCTGAGATTCGGCATCCGCCGCACGCGGTTCCAGTAAGCCGTTAGGTATGCAATGATGAGTTCTTCTTCGCCTTTTTCCCGCGTCGTTTCGTTGTACACTTGGATATGCAGGTTCAGTTCATGAGGTGTCATTTCGTTGTATGTTTCAAGCGGAATGCCCACGCGGATCGCAGCTTTCAGGCTTTCGTCCCAGTCCCATGTTTTTGATTCTCCCCCGGACCGTTTCCCTCCGTCACCGGACCGAATGCGGCCGCGAATGCTTCTTGCATTTTCTCGATGATATGCTGATATGACGGAGCCTGATCCAGAAGGTCTTCCATGTCCTCAAGCCTCAAGGTCTCGTTATTTTTGCGAGCATCCGACAGAAGGCCACAATAGATGAACTTTTCGATGTCCTCGACGTTAAACGTCGGGTTTTCCAAATCCTCCAGCGTTTTTCCGGTGAGTGCCGCAAGAGTTTTCAGCGCCTTATGTCCGTATCGCAATTCACGCGGACGATCAAGTTGGATGATAACAACGTCGTTGTTTTGTTTGGTCATAAAATCCGTTCCTCCCGTTGTAATTGATAGCCCGGAGCGCGTGGCTCCGGGCCGCTTATTCATTAGCCGCCCGTCGGCAGCGTCAGCGTGGGCTTACCGGAAACTTGGATCGTGATTTCGAATCCGATCGCTTCTTCCAGTTCAGCGGTCGTTTGGAACGACGTCACGACGCCGTCAAACTCCCACGACGCACCCATGCTGGCCGGAAACTGAATCGTGAACTTTTCGACCGTGCTGTTTTCCATCGCTGTGTAGACGGCTTGCTGTCCGGGGTCGCTGGGGTCAAAATAACCAGAAGCGGTGACTTCACCGCCATCCTTGAACCCACCGATGTATTCCCGGAATTCCCCGGCGCTGTCAAGCGTCGTAACATCAATCGTCTCCTGCGACATCGACGGGGACGAAATCGACGTAAGATGCCCAACGGGCACCCCCGGATCACCGATCAGGAGTTTGGTTCCCAACGCCCTTTGTTTCGGCAATTTAATCACCCCTTAGGTATGCTGAAAATTCCACCACGCACCGGTAAAGCGCCGGTTCGCTTTCGTACATCTCTACCGGCATCTGATAGGTCAATTCCTCGATGAACGGACCCCCCGTACCTATCTGCCGCCCCTCGAAGGAAACAAGTAAGGCGATCACTTCGCGTGTGATCGCCTTCATGTCGCTGTACTTTTTGGCTATGATATTGAGTTCTGCCCGGACTTCTTTGGATTCCAGATGGCCGCCTAGCGTCTTATCGCGCAAACCCTCGCTACTGGCGTAAATCAGGTACGGGACACCGCCAGAAGCTGTTGCTTCCGGCGCGGTGAGCGGGTATATACGATTTTCCAGCGTCGCAATGGATTTCAACTCTTGCACAAGTGCCGGTTCAAAATCCACCCGCATCACCTTCCCTTCCGCAAAGCCTTGTCTACTTCTTTTCCGGCGACTTCAAGAACACGCCTTTCTATCTGTTCCGCGTTCTCGTCGATTGCGCGGCGCAAAAAGCGATAGCCCGGAATATATCCACCGTCCCGCGTGAGAAAGCCGTATTCCTGCGACGCCGGGTAATAATACCGCTTGCCGTCTTTCGTTGTCTTTACAAAGATGTCGTTCTTGGCAGGGTCCATCATCACGTCATAGACCGCCTTGCCGCGAACACGGGTTTTCTCCCGCTTCAGAATGATGCCGTCGCGCAATTCCCCAGTGTCAACCGGAGCATTTGCACGTGCCGCTTTCAACACAATCTGACCACCGGCACGCGCCGACTTCGTTGCCGCCGATTGTGGCACTTTCCCGAGTTCGCGGAATGCTCGTTCCAGTTCCTTCATGCCGACGATTTCAGAACGACGAGCCATGTTTACTGTCGCTCCTTGCACATTAGTTGCAATTCCCGCTTGTTGTACTCGGGATGAATAATGTGCATGATTTCAAACTCCGCAAAGTCTGGATCGTCAGGCGTTTTGTATTGCACAATCATTGTGCGTTTTACGTCGTCCCGATACCTGATACGGATGCGCGTCGTCACTTCGGCGTGTTCGGCCATTGCGGCGGTGTATTCTCGGCCACGCAGCGGCTCAATAGCGGCCCAGACGGTTGTGACAAGGATCGGGTCTTCAAGCGGCTGGCCATATTCGTCGGTTTCGTCTGGTCCGGGTGGGCGGAAGATGGTGACGCGGTGCTTCATTCGTGCCAAAAGGCTTTTGCTCATACCGGCACCACCCTGTCAGGCCACAGCAGCGTTCGCACCACTTCCGGCACATCGTCGGTGTCGGGATTTTCGTAGCGATGTGCAATGTAAATTAGCATCGCCTGTTTCACCGACTGCGGCACCTTTTGCGCGTCGTCATATCCCGCCGTATATCGGATTTTCACCGCGTTAATTGGTGCAAGTTCAACGCTCGGCCAACATTTGCCGCTGGTGAAAGCGATCCGCCCAGGTTCGGAATCTGTGTCTACGATGTAGTCGGACGGGTCAAGTGTTGTTTCTGCGCCAGTGGAGTCGATAACCTTCACGCTTTCCACGCTAACAAGCGGCGGGCGCGGCAGTTTCAGCGGCATGTTCGGGAAGTCGTCAAACGACAGTTCCCATGTCTGCGTAATGTAGGCCCGGTTATGGAAAGACTCGCAGTATTCGCGTGCCGCAGTGATGAGTCCAGAAATGAGCGCATCTTCATCGTTGGTATCAATCCGCAGATACGCTTTTGCCTCGGCCAGACTTACCGGCTCGCTTGCCGGAGGGGTTATCAGCTTCAGCGCCATCATCAACCACCTCCGCAATGCCGCTTTTTACCCACGTCTTTGCCACGTCATCGGGAAGATCGACGATCTGCCCCGGATGATAACTCCAATTTGCCGACGCAATACTAACGTTGATTTTGACTTTCAGCCCAATCACCCCCTGTTAAGGGAAAGGGGGCCGATTGGCCCCCGAGAATTAAGACTCGGCGTTTTGATAGTATTTGACAGCCTCCGGCAGGATCAACTTGCCGTCAACACGCTGGTACATCCGGTAACCGACTTGGCCAGTTGCCGCATACAGCTCGTCCAGACGTTGCATCACGCGGCCAACACGGTCGGCGATCCAGTAGTAGGAGAAGTCGCCGAACAAGATCGACTTCGCACCAGCAGCCATTGCCGGAACGTCGTCAGAGATCGCAACCGGGCGTCCAAGCAAGACGTCGGGTTGGCCGGCTTGCAGACCAGGTTGCCACAGATATTGTCCGTCGTTGTCTTTCAGCTTCCGCACAGCTTTTGCCGTGCTGTCGGCCATCAGCCAGGTTGCATTCCGGCGATACGGACGGCGCAGGGCGTGATACAGATCGAACAGGTCTTCGGCAGTGACCGAAGTCGTTTGTCCGGCAGCGCCCACTTTACCTTCTTCCGCGCTTTGGACAACGCCAGTAGGTTTGCCCGAGCCGTCACCGTTTACGAACGCGGCTTCTTCAGCCTTAGCGAAACGGCGTGCGAAGGCGCTGGCAACGTAGTTGTCGATATTAAATGCGGAGTCGTTCAGCAATTCCTCGGACACTTTGATGATCGTGCCGAGTTTGTACGCGGAAAGCGTCACTTGGGAGAACGTCGCATCACTTTCTTGATACTGCGCCGTTTCACCCAACCACGATGCAGTGCCATAATCGGCCTCAACAGGGATCTCCCGCGTACCGGATGCGGTCGTGATGACCGTCGCCAGTTGGCGCATGACATTTTGTTCTTCGAGCTTCTGCACCAACGTGCGCTCGAACTCGTCCGGCACCAGATAGCCACCAGCGGCATCCGTGCCGATGACCAGGTTCTTGATTTCCGGCGCTTGCAGCATCCGGTATTGATCCGCCGTCAGCGCGTTCCGACCGGCTTTCAGCGCCGTCCAGAACGCTTCGCGGTACTCTTTCGAGGCCCGCAGGTTTGCCGGTTCCCCATTTGCACCGGGTTGAATCCGGCCACCAGCAATAACGCCAAGCGACTGATTCAGTTCGCGCTCGGCATCATGCAGACGTTCCTTGCGCTCGATTTCCTTGCGCAGGGCTTCCACATCGTTCATGATGCGGTCATACTGCTGTTCTTCGTCTGCCGTAAGGTTGCGTTCTTCCTTTTCCGCCCGGTCCAGAATTTCACGGGCTTGATTTACCAGCGCGGCACGCTTCTGCCGCAGATCGAGGATCTCCTTCACCTCAGACCACTCTCCTTTAGATTTTTTCAATGAGTTCCAGCCGTTTCCGGCGCAAATTAAAAAGCCGCTGGTTTTGCGGCTCGGGGGTAACTTCATTCTGTTTGTTAAACTTTTGCCATTGTTCGAAAAACCGCCTCATAGCGCTGTCGGCGCTGTTTTGGATCGCCAACCTGCTGAATGAGAAGGCGTTTTGCACTTCCTCGCCTTCCTGCGGTGTCGAAACATACAGCATACCGTCAGCGAAGCCCTCGGCGATCGCCTTACGCGCACTCATCCAAGTTTCCTCATCCATCAGGCGGGAAATCTTGTTGCGGCTAAGGCGCGTTTTTGCTTGGTAGGCATTTATAATCGTTTCCTTTACTTCATCCAGCACATCTGCGGCGTGACGCATGTCCTTTGCTTCTCCGACAGCCTTTGACCAAGGGTTATGGATCATCATGATGCTGACGGGGGACATAAAGACTTCATCGCCGGCCATGGCGATGACCGATGCAGCGGAAACAGCCTTGCCATCGACTTTGACCGTTACCTTGCCCTTGTGCTCTTTCAGGGCGTTGTACATGCCAGCCGCAGCGAATACGTCGCCACCCCAAGAGTCGATCCATACCGTGATGTCTTTCCCCTTGTGTTCGGCCAGCGCTTGACGGAAAGCGTTCGGAGTGGCGGCGGGAACGCCGAACCACTCGTAAATCCACGCATCGTCATCGCTGACGATTTCCCCCTCGATTCGCAATTCGACTTGTTCCTCATCGGCTTCGTTTCGGAAACTTCGAAAATTCCAGAACCGTTTCACCCTTCATCACCACCTTCCCCGGCCTGTTCTACCGGCATCATGTTGCCGTTGACCATGTACACATCACCACCCGGAATCGGGTTCATGTTCTCCATCTCCCGGATGTCGTTTGCGGACAGCCAACCATTTTGACGGCCAACGGCATAGGCTTCATAGCGGCTCTTGATGTCGCCGCGCAACAGACCGTCTACCAAGAACTCAGCAAAAAACACCCGCCGTTCAGCAGGGCTCAGAAGTTTCATGTGTATGGCTTGTTCCCATCTCACCAGCCACGGCCTGATGGTGTGGACAACGAATTCGATGCTTTGATGCTCGATGTTTGAGAATGTTGCCCGCTCCAAGTCCCCCAGCATATGCGGAGGTACCCGGAAAATACGAGCTATTTCCGAAACCTGAAACTTTCGCGTTTCGAGGAATTGGGCTTCTTCAGGCGGAATGGTGATTTGCTTAAACGTCAGCCCTTGTTCTAGGATCATTAGCCTATGCGCCTTGCTCAACCCTTCATATGCTTCCCGCACACTTTTCACGTAACGTTCATACGCCTCGTCGGAAAGGGTATTTGGATATTCTACAACCCCGGAAGGGGTTGCTCCTTGTCCGAAGAAGCTCGCCCCGAATTCTTCCGTCGCAAGCGCCATCCCGATAGCTTCCCGCGCTAACTTGACCGGGTTGTATCCAACCAGCCCGTCAAATCCAAACCCGGGAATGTGTAGCACGCGCTCAAACGGGAGATATACTTGCTCGCCGTCGGGGAGCGTCGTTCTGTACCTGATCCGTCGTGTCTCCGGATCTCGTTCAGGCCATGTGCGGTCTGGCAGAAGCGGCCACAAACCAATTACCCGCCCCGCGCCGTCTCGCTCAATTTCCGCGTACCCGTTACCCCAGTTCAATATGTGACCTTGTAGCGTTTCGCGGAACTGATAGGCTGTCATCTCGCTGTTCGCTTGGTCATGTAGCACGGTATACAGCGGATGATCCGGCGCACGTTCTTTCCCGCGGGGTTGGAGCCTCCGGTAAACGATCAGCGGGAGCGATGCCACCGTCTCGGAGATTATTTTCACCGCCGCCAAGTACGCCGTGACGCGAAGGGCGGACTGTTCATTCACTACAACGCCGGACTTTGCCTTGCCTCCGCCTAGTTCTTCCACAAGCCAGCGGTCGGGATTGGAAAGCGTGGTGATATTCAAAAATCGGTTCGTAAACGGAATCCTGATTTTCAGCTTTCCTCACCTCCTCAAATGACGATGACGCCGCGTCGTTCATAGACAGATTCAACTTCGACGTTTTCAAACATCATGGCGGTAGCCATAGCGTTGATCAACGCGCACGTTAGGTCAATTCTCTCTTTTGACTTGTTTTTCATCGGCTTAATGTTTTCGTTGCCGTCAACGGCCACCACAACATTTCCCCAGCACCAACGAGCAACCGGATGCTTTTCGTGGGTCATCAGCCCGCGTTTCATAAGCGTCTCAATCATTTTCATTGCCGGAGACAAATGTTTCATGTTCTGCTGGATTTCCACAACTTCCATTCCCGCGCGCATGAGGCGCTGGGTCAGCATTCGGCTATTCCACGGGTCGGCACCGGCTGCTGGAATCTTGTACATCTTGTTCGCCGCAAGCAATTGGGCTTCCACAAAGTCGTAATCCACGACATCACCCGGTGTCGCATGAAGGAACTTTTGGTTCACCCACCGGTCGTACGGAACACCATCCCTACGCACCCGTTCCTTCATGTTATCCTCGGGAATCCACGCTTCGAATATCGCGCGCCATTCGGGTATGCCGTCTTGTGGCGGGAACAGGTAGCAAACCCCGGTCAAGTCCGTTGTGCTGGATAAGTCTATGCCGGGATAGCACTTCTTTCCGACAAGTTCCGCACGCCCCCATTTTCCCTCTGTCTTGTCCCAAAGCGACAGCGGCTGCCACCCAACGCGCTTGGTGCTGATCCATTGATTGAGCCGAAGCCAACGAAAAAGACGCTCTGCCGACTCGCTATTGCGAGCCGCAAGCGCCTCTTGGCGAACGGCCTCAATACTAATCGTATGTCCCAAAGACGGGTTGATTTGGTACCAAAGGTTTTCGTCGAAAATGTCTATACCCTGTTCGTCTGCGTCGTCGGGAAGGCCATAAATCTTGACATACCAGTTCGGGTCTACAAGTTCGCCGTCGCGAACCTTTCGTGCGTATTCATGGATCTCCCAACCAATTGACTTGCGGTCAGGGTCCTCTCCGGCAGTCGTAATAACCCACCAGAGCGGTTCTTTCCGCGCGGCACCAGCACCGAAAGTCATAACGTCCCAAAGATCGCGGTTAGGTTGCGCATGAAGTTCGTCGAAAATGACGACTGTCGGGTTAATTCCGTGCTTCGTGTATGCCTCAGCAGATAGAACCTTTAGCGTTGTGCCGGTTTGAGTGTTTTTTATCTCTTTTCGGCTATCCAGCACCTTGAGAATACCTTCAAATTCCGGTTCCTGTTCGATCATGCCGAGTGCAGCTTTGTAAACCAGTTCGGCCTGGCCGCGGTCCGCAGCGCAACAGTAAATTTGCCCACCCGGCGGGTCGCAAGTCAAGTGATACAAGGCCAGCGCGGCGATCATGGACGTTTTTCCGTTCTTCTTCGGAATCTCAAGGTACGCATAGCGGTATTGGCGATAACCGTCTTCCTTTACCGTCCCGTAAACGTCCCAAAGAACCTGATACTGCCAATCGAGAAGTTTAAACGGCTGTCCGTAAAAATCATCAACCGCATGCAGCATTTGGACGAACTCGATGACTTCCAAAGCGCGCTGTTTGTCATGCGGCATCTCAACCACCAGCCCTGCGCTTCAAAAACTGCGCCATTGGCGATTCCTTCTCTTCCTCCGGCGGTTTCTTCGGGATCGCCTTAATGCGTGATACTGGGTTCAGGAACAACCGATCCTCCAGCTTCAGGATCATTTCCCGCGTCTTGTGAAGCGCAACGAAGTCGTCGCCGCTTTCCATTAGCTTCTGTTCCTGGCTGATTAGCAGGCAGTACCGGTTAATCATCTGCTCGTCCAGACCGTCAACAAATTGGATGTTTTTGTACAGCTTTTTAAGCCGCAAGAATTCCTTATGCGCAACAGGATCGGCCTTCACGGCGGGCGACTCGCGGAAAGTCGTCCCGGTGTAAAGGGCCTTCTCCATTTTCTCGCGGTGTTCCAATTCGGCTTTGGTGCGGTGACTTTTGCCTTCTAGTTTAATGAGTTGCACCGGCTTCGACGGTCGTCCCGCCATGTGTTTCACCTCCTGAAACGCTGATTTTGGGAAAAAAATTTGCGCGTGGGTGGGGCACGCGGTCTCTAGCGCGGCGATGCTGAGGATTTGCCCCCCCCTATACCCCTATACGTTTACCGTTAACCCGCAGTCATCAAGCACAACGGGTTTGAGTCGAAAGTCCTCAACAGTGATGGCTCTTCTGTAAACGAGTTTCGTGACTTCCTTCGCGATTTCTTCCGCGACATCAACGGGCATTCCCGCCACCACAACCTTGACCAACGCTTCGTAAATTTCCTCAACCGCTTTTGTCGCCCAGTCGCTCACCTTAATTTTTACCATCCTGTTTTTCAGTTCAGCCATTCCCAAACCCTCCATCCTCTTTCGCAGTCTTCCTGTCATGGCACGGCTTGCAAAGCGCCTGCCAGTTCGACATATCCCAAAACAGCTCCTTGTCCCCCCGGTGGGGAACCACGTGGTCAATCACCGTCGCAGGCGTCAGTTTCCCTTTCTTCTCACACTCGACGCACAGCGGGTTTCGTTTCAGATACCACGTCCGCGCCTTTCTCCACCTGCTGTCATATCCGCGTTGTGCGGCTGTCGGCCTGCCTTTGTCTTTCTCTCGCTCTCGTTCCTTGCGGTGCTTCTCGCAAAATCTTTCCCGCGTCAGTTCTCTACACCCTGGATGGTTGCAGGGTCTAAGCGGCTTATATGGCATCGTCGTCCAACCTCAACCTGTCATTGTGCAGCTTGGCCCACCGCAACGCCTTCGGTATGTCCATGTGCCCGTTCCCATAACAGGTCACAACCACAACGGTCTTCCCGCTTACCTCGCACACCCACCAACTATTGAGTGCACGGAACAAGTAATAAGGCGGCTTGTCCAGTCTAAGTTCGGACTTGAGCCGCCTAATAAGTTCGTCCCGGTCAATCTCTTCTACTCGCCGGCAGTATTGTTCATGTGCGTGCTTCGTGACGACAAGATCATACATTGCTCCCCTCTCCCTGTTGGTGTTGTTGAATAAGTCGGGGATTTGCCTTAACCCAACGTGGAATATTCTTTCCCTCAAAACTACTTTTAACGTTCAGTCGAATTTCATGCGGTGATTTAACGCTTCTCGGTGTTCCGACTTTCAAATCATGCATCTCATCATAAACTGCACACCTCATTTGCCAACCCCCTTCACGCACTCCTGCCACAGGCAAAACTGCACCGTTCCTTCCCACCGTCCCCATGGACACCCGATACATTTGCGCGGCTGGTTCAGTTTGCGTTGCTTCTCCATTCGGTTTAGACGTTTCCGCAGATTACCCGCCATGGTCTTTCCCTTCCAACTTCAGCGCCACCGCCATCATTGCCCGGCAGAAGGCGTGTTCGCGTCACCATTGTACGTGCTTCCGCAATCTCGATATATTCCGCCTCCCGCTCGATGCCGATAAAGCCGAACCCCTCACGCCGTGCCGCTACTAATGTCGAACCGCTGCCTGCGAACGGATCGAGTACGATTCCGCCAGGAGGCGTGACCAATCGAACAAGCCACGCCATAAGGTCAGTGGGTTTGACGGTTGGGTGACGGTTGGTCGCACCGATTTCTTCACCGCGCCAATCACTGTTTCGATCCCTTTTCGACGCCTTTTTCGATAGGTGTTTGGGTGTAACGTTGCCTGTTTTCGCGGTCACATCGCAATATTTCGACCAGAAAGCGTCTGGTTCGGTTGTAACGATGTTTGCGGGGAAACGGCCTTTATGAACAGTGTTTCGTTGCTGTCTGTTAGTCTTTGACCAGTTGTATGCATTTCCAGTTACACCACCCCCACCATGCGTTTCTATTTCATCGTCTCCAATCCTACAACCACCTATATTAATCGCACCCGTCCCAAACCGCTCCACGTTATCCGCCACCGTCCCAATAAGCGGCTTTCGTGCAACGATAATCGGCTCATGTGCGGGCTTTAACGCCGTGCCCCATCCGTCCCATTTCTTGGCGAGATCGGTTGCAGGGGCGGTTATGTCGTAGGTATGCTCTCCAATTTTGAACCTTCCTCCGTTTACCTCCTGTCCCCATGTGCTGTTTTCGGTCACCCGATAAGACCTTTCACCGATTTTCTCCCGCTCGGCTTCTATCCGTTCTATAAATTCATCGAATCGGTCGTCAAGGTCAAGAATCGGTTTAAGCCGCAAATAATTCTCTTTGCTCGGCGGTTGTATACCCTTTTTCCGTCCTTCCCACCACGAATACGACGTATTAAGCCCTAACATCCGGTCAATTTCGCTTTTACTTAAACCCTTTGCTTCCCGGCACTCTTTGAGATACGCTGCAAAACGTTTGGCCTCTTCACGAAACGCCAGCGCGGAACCATTTTTCTTATCAAACGCCTTTCCCACGTCCATCGACTTAGGAAAGCCGGAGAAGTACAGCCATTCAATAACGTCCCTTATCTCAAACCCCGCCAACCGGAGCGAAACGGTCATCAAGTCTTGTGTACGAGTCCCAGCGAATACAAGCGCATGGCCGCCAGGTTTCAAAACGCGGTAGACTTCCCGCCAAATCGCCGGACCCGGCACAAACGAATCCCACGTCTTGCCCATGAAGCCGCCGCCCCGGTGAGTGTAGTCTTCGCCCGCGAGCCATTTTTCTAAGACTTCGCGGATATCCGATTCTTGCGAAAGGCCATACGGCGGGTCAGTGACAACCGAATCAACGCTATGATCAGGCAATTTTTTTAATTCTTCAAAACAATCTCCATGTATTATCTTGTATGCCACTTCTTCCTCCCCTCCCCACCTTCAAATCGATCATTTATTCCCGCGCTCCAGCGCCACCGCAAACATCATCCGACAAAACGCATGGCCGAGGTGATCGTCCTGTGTGTCCCCGGACATGTATGCGTAGATATGTGCGAGTGCGTGGTTCAAATGGTCGTTAATCGGTATCTTGCGCCAGTTGTCTACTCCGTGTCGTTCTGCCCCCTGATAAAGCACCTCTGCAAGTGTAAAGATTGCTTGCGGGTCGATCAGGTCAAAACGATACGGCAAATGCGATTGCCTGCCGCCGAGTTCGTTTGTCACGATTGGCGCGTCTTTTCCCAAAGACTCAAACATTCAAACCACCGCCTTGTCTCTCTCCACATATGGGATGGCCCGCGTCTCTTCCAAGTCGATATTGCCTTCCTCATCCAATTGGATCACCGCATATCCCTTTACCCATTTCCTGTCCGTCTTGCGCTCAAGGCGATAATCCGGATCATGGGATGCGTGCCCCTGTTCGATGAGCAACACGCCGTTTTCGAGGTAATAACCCACCTGATGGGTGTGGCCCATGCAGATGCCTTGGATTTTGTCCGGGTTTGGCATCATGTCCCTATTGGCCAAAATGGCGTTTTTCACGTTCTGCGCCGTCCGCATGGCAACCTTACTGAAGGTGAACGGATGGACGAACACCATGCCGCCGATCTGGAGTTCGATGTGGTTGATGTATAGAAAGTTCGGGTGCTGGATCTCCTTCAGCGGGTCCAGCTTTTCTTCCATGTACTCGATCACTTCCGGGTCTTTTTCCGCCAGACGTGCTATGTACTGATACAATCTGGCATCGTGATTACCCAGCAGCGCTACACAGTAATCCGCGATCTGGCAGCAGACATTGATAAGCTCCTGCGCCAGTTTGATCTCTTCCTTGACATTGATACGGTGCTTTCCCTTCGCAAACTTGGACATCTGGCTGAAATCAAAAATGTCGCCATTCAGCAGAATGACGACGGTATATCCTTCCTTGCGCTTTTGGTCAATGACCGGCCGGTACTTCTTCAGCACGCGGTCGATCATCGTGAAATCGATGAGCGGGCTATGCAGGTCGCTAAACGAGATGATAAAGCATTTCTTCCCCGCGAACGTGTCATATATCTCCCGCATTCGCTCCAGCTTTTCGTCGATGTGCGTGAAGTTCTTGTGGGCGGTATAGGCGTAGTCCGGGAAAAGGTTGCCTTCACTTTTGGTGTGTTCACCGCGCTTTATAGCAAGCTCCCGGTGCCGCACCATGTCGCGGGTGATGGTGATCCCAAACTCCTGCGTCAGCCGTTCAGCGACGGACCGCTGACTAAGACTTTTTCGCAATAGGATCAATCGCTCATCCAGTTCAGGCGTCCAGATCACCACCATCACTCCATTTCTCGTATTAAATCGCGCATGACAATTGCCTTCGCCATTTCCAATGCGCCGAGCAGTTCGTGGTAACTCATTCCTTCATCCACGACGTCGACATTACCGGTGATAATATCAAGTTCAATCGTCACTTTCTTAGTTATGGAGGCGCGTTCCATCTCCACCACTCCAAACAAAAAACAGCCCGCATATGCGGACTGTGGTATGTATGTAATGCGGGCAGGGAATCGAACCCTGCATGGTGACATTCGACTGCACGCCACCGGCCAATCGACCGACTCGGCGTAGTCACCTTAGCACACCTTTAAGCGTCTACACCCTTCCGCCACCGCATCCCTCGTATATCGTCCAGCCCCGTTACGCTTGCAAGCAGAGGCGCGGGCTGGATCTGTGCAGTTGCAGACGGGACAACGTTACCTTAGCGTCTCATTACGCCTAATCGTCCACACGGACGACGTTACGGTAACATTGGCCGCGTCTGCGCCGACCGGGCTATCCCCGATCCCTTGCTGTTTCTGCGCAGATGAAGCGAATTTGGTGAAGCGAATGTGAAGCGAATGGCCGGTACCGGCGTAACGGATAAACGGCGTTCGGGGAATCTCCCCTACTTGCCATATGTGATTCCCGCCACTGGCGACAAATGCGCCCGAATTGTCACATCGTCTACACGAACGGAAAAACGAGTCTGTGGCGGGG